ACACCCCACGCAAGGGGCGTAACACTAGACTTGCTAAAAATAGACCAACAGGCTTGAAGAGATTCCGAAGTGTAATACTGAAAACCTTGTTCGGAACGAGAAAAGGGAACCAAGTCATCAAGATGCAGACCAAAGAGAATTGCATGATAATGAGGCCGGAAAGTAGTGGGACCGTACTCGCCACACATAAAAAACCGAATAGTATCATCCGAGAAACGCTTACGCAGACGCTTCATAAAAAGCTGAAAATCCCGCTTGCAAAGGGTAAGGGAGGGCAAGGCCTCACCAGTCTCAGGATTACCATAATAGGAGCGAGGGACGTGCTCCTCATTGTACGTCAAAGTCACAAAATAACTGGAATCATGATATTGCAACTCCAACATACAACGATTGGCCCATTGTCTTGAGTACTCCAAGCGACAACCTATACACTGGCCACAAGGAACCGTAATAGAAGAAGTAACAGACCTGAAAAAAGAGCCGGAGTGAGTATCGCCAGAACAATACCAAGGGCCGCCAGGTACCAACTGATAAACCATTGCCACATTAAAATCACACACCTTCATCTTTCGCTTACCAGATTCAGTCTTGCCAATCTCAAAGACTTTAAGAGGATGATAACAAGGCACTGTATCACCTACCAAAACTATACCATAACTGACACCATAATGCAAGGGGAGTTTTGAGATTGCTTCCGCAATCTCGGTGCCCTCTTAGGCTTATGGTGTCACTTGGCACAGTTACATCAAGTAGAGTAACTGTGCCAAGTGCCAGGGGAGCCTGGCAGTAACCTCTAGCGGCGACCAAAGCCGCCACCACGAGAGCCACCAAAACTACCACGACCAGAAGAACCAAACAACCAATTTTGAAAATCCTTCAAAGCCTCATCCGCTTTCCAAAGATTACCATAAAGAGAATTCTTCTGATTTTCTTTAGCGACATTCAAAGCGGTATTTGAAGAGACATCCTGGCCGCGAAGGGTAGCATAAGTATTAAGGCCAGACTGGGCAAGATCAACAATGCCATTGATAAGGGTATTGCGATTATTGCTGGAGACATTCATACCAGCAACGATCTTACTGGCCTCAGTCTGTAAAATAGCATTCTGGTGAGACATACTAGAAGCATAATAAGAAGCGTTCGCATTAATACGGGAAACAAGCTCAGAAACAGCGGCGGAAATTTGAGAGGTCTGGAGCTGGGTAGCGGCGGCCAGCTGGGAGGCTTCACGAGACTGCTGGGTGTACATCTCAGCAACAAGCTGGGAAGTAGAGTTATTCTTCTCAGCAATAGCAAGATTGGTCTGGGCATTAAGACGCTGGCTCTCGAGCTGGGTCTGGGCCGACCACATCGTACCAAGGAGACTAACCAAAGCGCCGGCTGCAGAAGTATCAGTATCACCCTTGGCGCCGGCAGAAGTCACGCCGGAGGCCGTAGCGCCGCTTGTAACAGCCGCACCATTACCTCCCATAGCAGAGAGTACCGGATTAAGTCCGGCGGCTTGTAGGTCCTTTATTTCGCGTTGGTGGGCAGTGTTGGACATCATCTCCTGCCAATCGCGATTTTTGGCAGCCTCAGCAGCATTGAAGTCCATAGCGATTTGATTTTGACGAACTTGCCAATCACGTTGTAAAGCGGCTTGCTGAGCAGACCAAGCATTATTGCGGTCGGTGATCTTATAAATCTCATCCATGTACGAAGTAAGCTGATCGGCCATAGAAGAACCAGGTCGGGAAGAAGTACCTACAGACTTAGCAGAACTACCAGAACCCCCTCCTCCGGAACCGGAGGAGGGGCGCTTGATAGAAACAACAGAACCATCTTTGTTCTGGGCCTGACCAGTACTTGAATTAAAAAAACCGAGACCATCAGCGGTAATATGCCATGCCATAAAAACACCTCCTAATGATGGTCAATAAGGCCAGGAATAGAATACATCGGCATAGGCCGGGTGGAACGATTAGAAATATAGATATCAGCAAAAAACTGATGGGTAATAGCAGAGGTCACAGCAATGACACGATCAATATTGGCGGGGTCCTCACGTATCCAGGAATCAGAAAGGGCAGGAAGCTGGGAATAGTCATCAGCGAGGTGCCAAACATCCAAAGACTGGGAAGACTGGGAACGCATTTCACCAGATACACGATTGGACTTGTAGCGGTAATCGGCCCAAGCTTCTTGATAGCCGAAAACCTCATCATCCTCGGCGGTACCCTGGGCATAAAGTTCCTTGTTCTTAACAGCCTGTTCGCCTATATTAGCGAATACTGGCCAGTAGTAGTCAAAACGGTCCCGACGGCTCCAGAATCGTTCGAGGCCTTGCTGGTAGGTGTGGTCATATCTCGCACACATAACTCCAATGACGAAGCCGTGCTCAACAAACGATTTCTTAAAGTCGAAATGCGTGTCTGAAGTGAGAGATAATCCAACCGGGTTTCCCTGGGGAGATTGGTCAGTGGTCTGACTTTGTTGAACGATTTGATTAACGTTAATAGGGATTCGATTTCCTCCAAGGTACTCAGGACGTTGGAGGCGAGCGTCTGGGCTTGTAACTCCGAAATGAGCTTTAAGGATTTCAATGTATCTCGTACCTCCTCGAGCGTCTTTCTCGTACATCTTCTGAATTTGGAAGGCCATGCGGAGCTGATTAATAGTGGCAGCAGGAACAGTTCCGCCAGAAGCGTCAGCCCAAAGATTACTAAAAACAAGAGGACCGCCATTATTAAGATTTTCAGCAGGAGCAGGAGTAGAACGCATAGTATTACGATCAGATTCAGGAGAAAAAGAACTACCAGTAGCAGCCAAAAAAACACCATTATTAGGAATACTACCAGTGCCAAAAGCGGCACCGTTCACCAAAGAAAGACCAACCGGAGACATAGGAAAAAGACTATCTGGAACCTTACCAGCAGAATAAACAGGGAGAGCACCAGAACCAACAATCGGAATAGTAACATCAGGACCTTTCTGAGGGGAGGGGAGGCAGCTGGTGAAGTAGTCGTGGTACTTGGCAACCTTGAAGGGAAGACCGCCCTTGGCGCAGTCAGTGAGATAATTACCGGTATTGACACCGGCAACAGTAGAATCGTCAATAGGGGTCACAAGAGGGTCGGTAAGATTCTCATCACGAAACCACTCATTACAGATCAAGCTATATGCGCGAAAAGGAAGAGCGTTGACGCTAAGACCAGGAACACCAGTAGGAATACCCATATAGTCAGCAATAGTACCAATTTGCCAACCAGTATCAACAGGTGACGTAATCTGAGGGACTTCATACTGCGTCGTGGGTATCCACGCAGACTGCGTATTTTCGCCGTTAAACTGTCGCCAATGCTCCCAGACCAGACGATTAGGGACGAAAAAGTAGTAAGTATCCAAAAAAATATTATCCATGATGGGAGTAACGAGAGAAGGCATACGAATGACCTTAGAAGACTGTACAGAAAACGTATCACCGGGCAGCACCTCATCAACATAGAAAGGGATAAGATCACCAGCATTAAAAGATGTCTTCAAAGAATGCGAGCGATCAAAGGTGGAGCGAGAAATGTCAATAGACGTGGGATTCATTGCGAAATGGGATTCAACATTACGGTTCAAGTTAGTCACACCTTACGTATTAGAATACGGATTTAGTTTTGAAGAGTGGTCATGAGCTGGGAATAACTGAAATCAAACACGATAGAGAGAAGTGTTATGTAAACCAGTGAGGGTATCGGGGGTTAGTTTTGATCTTCAATATTAAACACTCTCACTCGGAGGGGCCGCCGGAGGCGGCGAGGAAGGAGCCGGGCTTTCGGGAGCCGAAGGGGTAGGAGCTGGACCGACATCGGGGGGGACTTCAGGAGAAATACCCATACGGGCAGCGAAATCGGACTTGTCCATAGAAGCAATGAACTGCTGGAAGGAATGACCAAACTGGGCACGGACATCGACAGGAAGACCGTTGAAGTAGGCCTCGGCGGCAATGAGGGTATTAAGAGCGCCAGCAAAGGTCGTGGGCATTTCAGTAAAGTCACCATAGGCACCTTGGACACGAGAGAAGAGAGCAGGGTCACCAGATTCAGCGTAGCGCTTCAAGAGAACATGGATATCGACACTATCAGCATGGGATTGAATCTCATCATAGAGATTGGCCTTGCCGGTGTTAGTAAGGTCCATGACCCCATCCTTGTCAAAGATGGGGCCATAGAGGGTCTTGATCCGAGAGCCGGGATCAACATGAACACGATCATGAGGCTCATACTGTGTCCGAAACACGATTATCACCACCTTTCCAGCGGAGAGCGTCGGTAGCCTCAAGGAGAAGACTGGGCACGGGCTCAAGCTCAAAAGTAGCCTTCTGATCGTCGAAAATGCCAAGGGAGAAAAGGGCAAAATCCTTGGCGAAGTTGCGAAAATAATCATTGGAGCACATAGCCTGAGCAAAATTGCGCTCGGCAGTCTCCTCATTCAACTCAAACTGCGGGGCCGAATAACCGGTTCTGATATCACGGATGGAAACGACAAGATACTTCATAGTCTAATACCTCCACGAAAAATTGTAGGATTAATGTTAATCTTCTTGGACTTGGAAGCTGTACGGCGGAAGGTACGGCGATCACGACCGGGGGGTTCACGTCTACGCATTTAAATTTCACTCCTATCTAAAGATTTTATACTGTCTAACTTGGCATCTTCCTCTACTCGAAGAAGGTCAAGGTATGACAACGAGGTTTGCGAGAGTTTAGCTTGCTGGGCCTGCTCAGCCATTTTACGACGGGTCTCCTTGAGAGCGGCTGAAGCCTCGGGCTGGTCCAAATCATAGAGCTTGTCAAAATAACGGGGAGGGCGGAACTTACGACCACCTGTCTCAGTCTTGACATTGATATACTCAAACTCATAAAGATCAGGATGATCGTCATAATACTGACGGGCAATACCAGGCTTGCGAGACATGAGAGTAAAAGGCGGGGCTATATTGAAGTCTGAGTAAAAAGAGGCCTGGGGACCGGTAAGCTTCTTAGTGATATAACGGGCGGTATAAGCACAAGTCTCCCAGGTGACATTTGCAACAAGGATATGACCGATCGGTGCAAGGGGAGTAACACGGACGTGACGGGAACAAAAGATTCAAAAATCTCGAAAAAATTGGGCAAAACGATGAAAATTGTTTCTAAAAAGTTAAATCTTCCGCACTGCGGAAGGTCTACCCAAGGAAACA